CGGCGAGGGATACAGGAACGATTATGTCGTCCCCATAAACGGATATGACACCCGAGACGCCTCGAAAGTAGGCGGTGGTCCGCGCAAGAGCATAAAAGAGTAAACTCTCTAGCTCGAACGTGAACCCGTTGCCCATTGACGAGAACATCTCATTTTCATGCAGTTCATCACCAATTAAGGTGTGAGATGACCTAGATTGCTCTAGTAAGGTAAACCAAGTAGAAGGCAGCAGTTGAAAGACAAGCTCCCAACAGACAGAATCAGACGCTGATGACAAATCAAGCGTCGCCAACTGCCCTGTTAAACTACCAGCTTGAGCCAATCGACGATTAATCGACTGGTCATTGAGGTTAATTCCGGCACGGCGCAACCCGCTCCGTATCTGGTTACCCAGACCTTTCTGCATGAACATGTTCAACCGCGGCTCCTTACAGGCGCAGCGGTCTATTAATGTGTTCTTGGGTACAGTAAACATGTGGTTAGCGCTAACGGTCCGGATCGTAAGACCCTCCGTAGCGGGAAGAGTGGGGTCGAAACCCCTCTCGCGTTCCATGGTCCAGCGTGAACCATGGTCGGCTTCCACTAACCACGCCTCAATGTCCGACAATGTCTCGTCAAACAAATCGGCTGCCGATTCCGTAATGTCGGCTTTCCCGAAGTACTTTTGAGCCGGGTGGCTCTCAGTACGCTTCCTACACGTCGATGCACCACCGCTAAACGACCCGATGAGGGCCGTGTCGCTGGGTGTGTCACCGATTATAGAGGAGATGATAGACACGCATTTCTCTACAAATGTAGAGTAATGTACACGCGGGAGGATATGATAGTCCTCCGGTGTAAACGCGAGACGAACATTAGTCTCTGCGTTACGTTCCTCGGTCGCGAGCCATTTCTCAATGGCTCTTTGCTTCCGAAGTTCGGGCGGATCAGTTTCGCTTGAACAAAACTTACTCCACACCTGCTCCTTCAGATAAATCACCTCCGGACTGTCCGGAAGTTTGTCTATGAAGGCTCGCAGGTCGTCTGTCAACTCGTTCGGAACTTTGACGTTCGCGTTGGGATTCCGAGACGTCCGTCGTTTTGATCCACGATCTGTCATGGATAGTCCTTTCACTTCTGAGTGTAAGGATTCCTAGTACAGCTAGTACCAGGATTACGGAAAGCGTAGAAAGGAACAGTATAAGTCGCTCCAATCCAGCTAG